TCGCAGACAGACCTTCCGAAAGTTTCTAAAAGACGGCGCTCAAGAGAACACGGTAACTAATCCAGTTACAGTGCCTACAGAGTTCCCTATTAGAGAGTACATTATTGACAGAATTAGTTCAGAGAATAATGTATCTGTTAGTTTCGAGTTAGCTTCTCCGTTTGATTTAGAAGGAATAACCTTACCACGAAGAGTAATTGTAGGTAAGTATTGTAGTTGGGTATACCAAGGAGCCTCTCAGGACGCGCCTGTAGGAGCTTGCAGCTGGAAAAAGAATGGACAAGTATCGGTTTTACACGAACCTGGAGTTGTTACAGACCATCAATTTTACTTCACTGAAGACGACATACCCTTAGTGAAGGCGTTTCTTGCTGTGGGTGCATGGTCTTCCAACCTAACCTATACCCCCGTTGATTATGTTGAGCACTCTTTAAAAACATTTGTAAGTAAAACTTCCGGAAATATTAATAATGAGCCAGGCGTAGAGGAAGATCAGTGGCAAGAAGTATATACTTATACAGTATATAGTAGCTCAAAAAATGATTATGCGGCAGGGGACTATGTCAGGTACGGGGCTTCTACCGCAGAAGAAACTATATGGAAGTATATAGCACCAGCATCGGTAGCAAACCAGACTCCTGAAAACAGATCAGCATATTGGGTTCGTGCTGATGTATGTGGCAAAGAAGTCTCCTCTTGCAAATGCAGATTTCAAGCTATGCCTATTGCATCTGCAACAAGTGGACAACCTCCAAGAGGGGATAAAAATACAAATAGTGTACTACCTTTTGGAGCATACCCTGGGAGTTCAAAATACAAGTGATTCAGTTTTTAGAAGAGATAGAGAAGCATTTTGAAAAGTGGTACCCTAAAGAAGGTTGCGGAGTATTAGGGGTTGTTAAAGGCGCCTTGAAGTGGTTCCCCTGTGCTAACGTAGCAGAAGGAGAAGAGGACTTTATAATAGACTCTAAACAATACATCTCTATAGCGCAGCGCTGCGACATAGTTGGGATAGTACATAGCCATCCTGATGCAAGTCCCGAACCCAGCAAGTGTGATACTTCTCAATGTAATACTTTGAAGATTCCTTATTATATATTCAGCTACCCTGATATGGCTCTTGTTAAGCTGGAGCCAGTACAGGAAGATAGGCCCTTAATGGGCAGAGAGTATGAGTTCGGCGTAACAGACTGCTTAGAAGCAGGTATAGATTATTACAAGTCTGTAGGCATAGATTTGCCCACAAGAGCATTATTTGAAGACGACTGGTGGGACAAGGGTTTAGACTACTTCACAGATGACTACATCAAAACATGGAATTTTCATAAAGTAGAAGACGGTACTATGAAAGAAAACGATCTACTTATTTTTAAAGTAATGGCCAATGTAGGGAACCATTGCGGAGTGTATTTAGGGGATGATATATTCTATCATCATGCAGTAAACAGAATATCTTGCAGAGAGAATATATACCCTTTCTGGAATAAGTATATAAGTGGAGTGTATCGCTATGGAGCGTAAGGTTTACCTAGTTGGAGATATCGGAGATAAGTTTGGACGAACCCATTCTGTGTATGCCGATAGCTACAGTGACGTTATGAAGTGTATTGAGGCTAATAACCCTACGCTTAAGAAGTATCTTTTGGATGCGCACGAAGCAGGTGTCGGATTCACATTAGAAATAGAGGGTAAGTCAGAGGAACACGAAGAAGACTTACTACTACCTATCAAGGCGGGGGACATTACAATCTCTGCTATTCCTGCAGGCTCAAAGAGTGGCGGCGCTAAGATATTTGCCGCACTTGTTCTTGCCTTTTTTGTTCTTCCTATGATTGGAGCAGGAAGTTTTGTAGGCCCGGGAATGACAACTATGGAAGGGATAGGAGCTGCGATGGCAACTACAGCAGGAAAAGCCACAGCAATGCTCGCGCTTAACCTAGCAATGACAGGTATGCAGCAGCTAATGGCTCCAGACCCTTCAGTAGACGAAGGGCCCGAGAACTATTTATTTAACGGCTCAGGGCAAAATATACAAGAAGGTGACCCTGTTCCTCTTTTATACGGAGAGCTAAGAGTCCCTGGAAGGCCCGTATCTGTAGATATTAGAGTAGGGGAGCCTGCTAACAACCATAACATACCATCTCCAGGTAACGAGTTATCAACTTTCGTATTCGAAGAGACAAACGAGATTGTATTTACTAATCCACCTGGCTTTGTACGCATCGCATAAGGAGCGCAAAACAAAATGACAGCTAAAAGATTTCAAAGTGTAATACCCCTTGACACTACCGCAGGTACTGACGGGTTTGATAGTGGGGGTTTTGGCCGTACGAGCCAATCCATATCTATAACAGATATACTATCCGAGGGGCCCATTCATGGTCTTGTGGATGGTTCCGCATCTATTTACCTTAACGACGATAGAGCACAGGGCCTGGAAGACGCTGTTGAGTTGTACTCTCGTACAGCTGCTACTGTGCAACTGACTTCCAACGAAGCTACTGCTACTTTCTCAGATGCTGTACTACGGCCCTTCGATTCTAGTGGAGGCAATATTAAGCAGCTACTCGTTAGGGGAGGTCGTGGTCGTACCACGGTAACTGTGTCTCAAGCAACTGTTAACGTATGGCGCACTTCCAGACTCAACCACCTTACTACAACAGAACCAGGGTTTTTTCAGAGAGATATGGTTACTGGGTCAGAACAACGACACGCTCGCTATGACTCAGAGTTTAAGTTTGTCCCTGCACGACTTTACGGGCCTGCTAATGAAGGTCTTCCCATTGAAGGCATAATATACCACAGAGATGATGAGTTTAATGCCGGTTTTCAGGCAGGTTCTGGAGGACAGGGCGCTACTTTAATAGATGACGGAACCTACGAACTTGTTGTTGATCGTATTATTAATGTAACTATAACAGGGGACTTAGAAAGCCCCATAGTAGTACTCGAAGAGCCCTGGCCCGGCGATACAGGGTCTTATTCCTTCGATTTGAGTAGCGCCTTAAACGGGGATATCCTAAGTTTAGAGGAGTTAGATTCCGGCTTAGATACTACTAGTACCTTCGAAGGGTTCCAATCTCAGTTCCGTGTAGGTACTTTAATACAATCCCCTATGGCAGGCCAAGGAGGTTTAGGCTCTACTTCAATAAGCCATACGCCCAGTGCAACTCCCCCGTTAGAGCAAACTATAGAGTTTGGAGGTGAGACAGAAGCGACACAACTAGTAGCTACTTCGTCTACAGAAGGTTTTAACCTTACGTCTGAGCAGGCCCAAGAAGTAGACGAAGTTAGAATAGTATATAGCTATGGAAATGGACTATACTCTAGCCGCAAGGATGGTGAAGGAGACAGACTTAATTATGTTTTTTATAGAGTTACTATTGCTTTTGCCACACTAGACAATCCAGGCTCTTGGACAGATGAGCAGACTATTAGCAATAATTTAAGGCATTCAGGCAATAACAAGGATGCTTATAGTTTTCAAACTGTTATTGATTTAACGCCCTTTAAGCCATATAGCAACTTTAGGGTTACTATAGCTCGAAAAACATCGCACACAGGCGACAGCTATGATCAATACGGCGGGCGCACCGGCAAGCTTAATACTGCCGCCGAAGCTACTATTAGCAGTGTTACTAGTATTATTAAAGAACGCTTAAGCCACCCTTATACTGCATATGCTAATATTAACTTTAGTTCTAAGCAGTTTAATAGCATGCCTACTCGTACGTACCACACAAGAGGTTTATTAATAAATGTTCCTTCTAACTATGTAACTCGCGAAGAGAGCGCCACAGGTATTGCCAGCTATAATCGTAATATAAGTACACCTGAAATAATAGAAACAAGCTATCAAGCATGGAACGGCGCCTTTAGACCTGTTAAGGTTTATACTAATAACCCTGCCTGGGTTTTTTATGATATACTATCAAACAATAGGTATGGCTTAGGAGCTTTCCTAAATAGTACTCAAATAGATAAGTATGCTCTATATAGAATTGCTCGTTACTGTGACGAATTAGTTTCTGATGGCAAAGGCGGATTAGAGCCTCGATTTACTGCGAACGTATATCTTACAAAGTCAACAGACGCGTATAAAGTGATAAAAGACTTCGCTACTATTTTTAGAAGCATGGTATACTGGCTTGATGGACAGGTTTTTGCTGTTACTGATCAGCCGAAAGAGCCTATTTATAATTTTACAAAGGGTAATGTACTAGACGGCGCTTTTAGTTATGAAGGTACTGGCAGTAAAACACGTGCAAACCAGATATACGTTAGCTGGAATAATCCGGCTAATAACTATAACTCAGTTCCTGTGCTAATTGAGGATAGAACAAATATAATAGAGACTGGTAAGATTATCAGCTCTAACGCTGTAGCATTTGGAGCAACAAGCGAAGGCCAGGCTATTAGATATGGCAGATGGAAGCTTTGGACAGCAATTAATCAGACAGAGATTGTTTCTTTTTCTACTTCGATAAATGCAGCTTTTATAGCTCCAGGAGATATAGTAAACATACAAGATGCTGATCGCTTTGCGGTACGGTACAGCGGACGCATACCTTCCACAGGCACTAGAAACACAACTGTTATACCAATAGACTCTACTGTTACCCTTCTTGCGGGGTCAACATACGATTTAAGTATACTTATAGTTGAGCCAGGCGCCTTTATTCTTACTGAGGGAGAGTCTGTAATTGATACAGTAGTCTATAACAAAGGCGACTTAGTGCCTTCTATAACTACAGAAGAAGAAGCAAGTAATCTAGTAGACGATAGCGGCAACCCTATACAAGTAACTTGGTCTGAGTATACTCGTGTAGAGACTGAAGAAGTAACTACGCCATCCGGTAATGTAACCTCTCTAACTGTAGGTACTGCATTTACTGCTATTCCAGACGCTGCTACTGTATGGATGTTAAAAGAATCAGTTAACGGCTCTACAGTTTTGGGCTCTGCAAAGCAGTATAAGGTATTATCAATTTCTCAAGGTTCAGAAGATAAGTATGATATTACAGCTGTAATTCACTACAACGAGAAGTTTGACGCAGTAGATAAAGAGTTTAATCTCTATATCGAAGAAAATGTGCTGCCTTCAATAACTCCGGACTCCGTAGTTCCACCCCCGCTAGAACCACATGTTTTGGTAAGTCCTATAGCTTCGGTAAATGGAGAAGAGTTCAGTCTTCAGTGGACACCTCCAGCTAGTATTAATGGTTCAAACTATTCTGGTACTAACTATGAATATTTAGCATCCTATGAGATTGCTCACAACATGCCCTCACACCCCAGTCCTCTGTCCCTACCTGCTGGTAGTACTATACAGCGATTTACAGGAGTAGAGGACGGAACATATACTTTAGGTGTAAGAACTGTAAATACTTTAGGTAATAGATCAAAAATTGTAAAAACTACAGTAACTATACTTGATCGCTTCTCTACAAAGACTACTAGAATGCCTCAAGGTATGCCCTATGGTGGAAAGAGTAATGTGGCAGCTTCCATATCCGATACAGGTACTTTTATACTTGGAACCGAGGTCAATGGCTTCTCTTATAAAATTGAGCCAGCACATCCTAATGCGGCACTTTTTACTGGTACTCCAGGTGTTAATAGCTCTTACCAGCAGGTTTGTTCCAGCCTTCCTATAATTACGCAAGTAGAGCAGTCTTCTCCTGGAGCATTTATATCAGAGCACGCTTACATTATGCTTGATGCAGACGGTGGGGACGATCTTATAAAGCTTATGAAGTATAATGATACCTCTTTTGATACCCCTTACTGGTTTAATGCAGGTACAGGCTCTGAGACTCTGGGTTTAACAGCTAATCTAACAGGCACTATAAGTAAGGAATCCTATAGCACTAAGATTGTCGGTGTAGGAACAAGCTTTACTACAGAATGTAAAGTAGGCGAAGTATTTAAGCCTGCATCCGGTCTTGATCTCGAAGCTGAAGCTGTTACTAATGAGCTGTTTAGAGTTACTCATATTAAAAGTGATACGGAGATGTCTATAGATAGAGTGGTTGCAACAACTTATACCGCTCAAACTTTCAAAACTGCAAATATCTTTATAGACTACACTAACGATACAGTTATAGCACGTGTATATCGTACAGCAGAGGGCTATTTTGTAGTACCCTTAGTGTCAGTAAATGCTAGTGTTAATGAAGCTTCTCAAATACTCCAACCTAAAAGTGTAACAAATAGCGAAGTAGCTGACCAAACAATTGTTGCTGATAATATACAAGATGGTACTGTTACTCACACTGAAATAGCACAAGATACTATAACAGGTGGTAATATAAACGCCGGGACAAAGATAGCTGTTTATACAAAAGAAAATAACGTTATTATTGATGATTCTTATGCAGCTTTAGATGGTGCAAATACTACCTTTA